GCGGAAAGCGACAAACTTGAGGTGGTTGAAGTCATCAAGCCAAGCGATCCCTTTAACGAGTCTGTTCATAGTGGCCCATCTTTCCTTTGCCGTCCCTGCTTACGCAAGGACGAGTGTGACAGCATTAAGGAAGGAGCCGCAGACTACAACATGGCACTAATAAACTTACTGGATGCGTTCCATAACACTTGAAAGCATAAGCATATGATACTAAACAAAAGACAAGTCATTGTCATGCAAGGGCTGAGTGGCTCAGGCAAAACAACGTGGGCTAATACAAACTTCCCCAATGCAACAGTCGTATCGGCTGACTCGTACTTCACTAGAAGCGGCAAGTATGAGTTCGACCCTAAGCAATTAGGCAGAGCACACGCTCGATGCTTGAGTCGATTCATCAGAGCATTGGATCGCGGCGATACCACCATAGTAGTGGACAACACCAACACCGAAAGGTGGGAGTGGTGCAACTATACCAAGCTCGCAACCCATTGGGGATACAAGTGGAGCGTGGTTGACATGATGCAAGACCCCGCTGACATGCCAGAAAGCAAGGTTGCCGCAGCATTTAAGGATAAGGTACTGGCTGGACGCAACGTCCACGGTGTACCCGCTGAGGTTATAGCGAAGCAGCGTGAGAGGTACACCCCTGCAAGCCCAGAGGAACTGTACGCCAAGTAATAACTGGGCCAGATATTAAATCATTATGAGAAGAGAAGAAGCCGTTAAGGCATTCGTTAATCAACGACAAAAGAAAGTGGGAACATTGGAGTCCGATAACCTACACAACTACCGATCTGGTGGCTCTTACAGGCTACTGCTACATGGTAACGTGATAGCTAGGTGGGAGGGCGACACGGTACATGCAACGCTGGCTGACTGGCCTACTGTAACTACCCGTAAGTGGGTCAACGCCGCCTGTAATATGCTGTACCGACAGGCAAAGGATGACGTTACCTTGTTTGGTTACACGAACATGGGTGGTATGTGCAGCCCAAGACGCTTAGTCAAGTGGTCTTCGTTCTACCAAGAGAACTACAGGCAATACTTCAAGCGCGTGATATGGAAACCAAGAGAGGCGACCGAGGCCGAGAAGAAGACTCAAGGCGTAGGCTTCATCTTGGAGAAAATCAACGACTCAATCACATCTGTTGATAACGCGGAGTGGATGCGTATCTTATAACTGGGCCAGATATTATGAGTGCAATCAATCAGTTAAACGATATCAAGCGGAACATCAGAAGGCTATGTGGTATTCGCAGAATGGACTGCGATGTAGTCCATGAGTTCTTGATCGAGCTATACCAGTCATCGAGGGACGGGCAAACATCGGTCGAGGCGTTTTGTGAACTATTCCTCACTAGTTCCAACGAGCCTGACTTCGACAAGGAGTACGAATGGGATGTCTCGCCGTGCGAGCCGTGCGAAACCACCACGCCAACGGTTCCTGACGAGCACAACCATTGCGCCGTTTGTTCTACCCCTAAAAAGGAGATAGTATACCCCAACAAATAAGAACCATGAACCTAGAACTAAAAGGAAAGATCATTTGGGCGTTGGAGTATGTGAAGGCCAACATGGATCACATTGAAGAGTTTGTAAGCGAGCTTACAGAAAACGATGGCAACCCTAACTTAGATAATTGGATCACTTCAGAGAAGGAAGTTGATGAAATAATATCAGCAATAGACTCTGACAAAACTGTATAATTATGAAGGGAAACAAGTACCTATACTGGAAGATAATCCAAGGCCGTTACAACGGTGTCTGGGAAGACTTGGACTGGCATGACGCAGACAGCACCGGGCATCTGCGAGACCGCAAGTTGTTTAAGCAGAACATGAGCGGCTACCGTGAAGCAGAACCAACCACTATATTCAGAGTCATCAAGCGGAGAGAACTCAACGCTTGGTTAGCTAGACAATAACTGGGCCAGATATTAAATCATAATGAACAACGTATTCCATAAACTAAAAGACGCATACGTCTTCGCAAAGAAGGCGCACAAAGGACAAGAGCGTAAGTGTGGCGGCGCTTTCATTGAGCATCCGATAAGGGTCTCAATGAGGGCCGTTGCAACTGAATCACCTGACTTCCATGCCTTACGGTATCTGGACTGTCAGATCGTTGGGCTGTTGCACGATGTCATCGAGGACACCGAGCACACAAGAGAGTCCTTGACTGAGGCTGGCTTCGGGCCGTGGGTGGATGATGTCTACGCACTGAGCAGACGTAAGCCTCAGGAGTGTCAAGTGTGTGCTCCTCAATGGGAAGAAACCCGCAAGGTTTCTGTCGATTGTCAAAACGATTGCCAATCTCATTGGGATTTCATTCGTGACACCAGAGAGTACGCCATTAAGAAGGCGAGCCTGTGCAACACAAAGAAGGAATGGCGGCATGAGACTGTCATCCGCGTGAAGGTGGCAGACATACAGGACAACATGGTGACTGCGGATCAGCTTGGCCCTACTATGAGGGATAGGTATGAGAAGTCGCTGCGCATCCTGTTAACTGAGAACGCATAACTGGGCCAGATATGACAACCATGAACTACGAACACTACGAAAAGGTAAGCCGTAAGATTAGCGGCTTGGAAGACAAGACGCTTGAGCAACTGGACAAAGCCAAGAAGCTCAGGGTCTCAACAGCCATACGATACATGTGGCCTGACGCATACAAGGATGGCCGCAAGGTTGAGGTAGAACTACCCGGATACAGGGGTGTGGGATTACGCAAGGCCGTGACAAGAGCCAAGACCTACAACCTTGTCTCAAGGAAGCCATTCAAGATTGAGCACCCTAAAAAGGTAAGGCGCTACACCCTAAGAGATACGCCAGTCGCGCTGATCAATCACATATGTGACAAGTACAATGCGAGGGACACCTACAGAGGTGAGCTTTACCTGATAACAGTATGGGATAACGGCCAGACAATTGAAGCCCTTTTTGTGCGAAATGGCCCTCGCATCCTCGGCATGGAGGGGATGCACAAGCTCGACATCAAGGCGATTGTAAAGGATCAGACCGAGTGGGACATTAAAGACCCGGACTTCGAGTGGGATGTTAAGGTACAAAATTATGAACCTCGCATGATCCAAAGCTTGGATGATCGCCAGCGTTTAGTTCTAAACATACACATATAATGTACACCGCAATACTTCTGGATAGTAATTCCAGAAATAAAATAATGGATGCTGTGCCGGGAGGGCGAGAGTTAATCGCCTCCTTGAAGTGGTACACCAAGTGTCATCACGTTACCCTTAACATGGGCGGCTTCAACTCAAGCTTGAATCCTACCGAGATTCTTGGGGCTAACGTGACTGCCCGTGTTGGTACGGCTTTCTTCTCTAGGGAATGGGGCATACTGGCAGTAGACGTTAAGCACATCTACGCCCACCTTGGCGACCGCTCCAGAGGGCCAAGCCTACGCCCTGTTGTGAGTATCAATAAGTACCCGCATGTGACCGTCGCTCACGACCCTGAGGTAAAGCCTGTCCGTGCCAACACCATGATAGGTGTAGAGGAAGCGCACACGGGTCGATCCAATACTCTTGGCTGCACGATAACCTCGGAGAGGATACCTGAGATATACATCCACGGCGTGGTCACTGAGATCGCGGTGTAACCAGAAGCCTGGACAAGACTGACCCGATATCTGGGCCAGTTATAACCCCATACTCGTATGGGAGTACAAGCTAGGGCATACAACCCTAGCTATTCCCCTCGCATATCGACCTATATAAATAAATAAAAATAGTTGTTGACGTATGTGTCACATTGTGTCACCCTTCGTCTCGATGTGCGAGTGGAGTAGCTAGTAGCTACCCGCAAGTAAAGTAACCATCAATACACACATAACATTATGGCAATGCAAACAAGCCTAGAAGCAATGACCGTGGACATAGCCACGGCTAAACGAGCAGCAGCAGTCTGCTTCCAGATGAAGCGCCCCTTTATTGTATGGGGTAAGTACGGATGCGGTAAGTCGTACATGATTCAAGACCTAGCCAGAGAGATGGGCGCAGTCTTGTACGACTTCCGAACATCAGACAAAGAGCCGCCCGATTTGGCGGGTCTCCCGGTCGCTGATCAAGTGAACCGCTGTGTCCAGTGGTTGATCAACCATGAAACCATTCCGTGGAAACGGTTCGACTCCAAGGGCAAGCACATCAAGCCCAAGTGGAAGCTCGCCATCCTGTTCCTCGATGAGTTCGACAGGAGCATGGTCGAGGTGATGAATGTGGCTCTCCAGATTCTTCTGGATCGCAACGTCAACGGGCATGAGCTAGAGGATAACGTCCTCATCTGTGCCGCTGGCAATGGTGAGTCAGATACCGGGACAACCCCGATCACCGGGGCAGCAGCAACCCGGATGACACACATATACATCGACCCCACCTTGGATAGCTCGATCAAGGGCTTCCAAGAGTACGCCAATGGCAAGGGCTTGAAGCCTTGGCTCGCATCCTATGTGGGCTACCGCAAGGAAGAGATACAAGGTGAGCCATTCACCTTTGTCGAGAAGGCTGAGCCTACCTACCGTACCCTTGAGTGGACGCATGACCTCATCGAGGCATGCTACACCATTGGCACGGACTGGAGCACAAGCCCTTCCGTAATGAACTGCCTTGCTTACGGCACGGTAGGTCAGGTGGTAGGCCGAAGCATGATGGCATATCGCAAGATGTGTACTGAGTGTCCGCAACCTGAGGACATCTACGAATCCCCTCTTCAGACCAAGCTCCCGAAGGATGCTGGTGTGTTCTACGCTACTGGTGTGGCGCTAGTGCAAGACATCAAGCCGAAGGGTAAGCCTGAGAACATGGACAAGACCAAGGCGGCATGTCGGTACATTGGGCGCTGGCCTGAAGAACAACAGGCATCCTTCTTTAGGAGGGCATCCGAGTCCAAGCTCAAGGTGGCGGCTACACCTGAGTACAAGGCATGGGAGAAGGAGTATCGCTCGCTGCAAAGCAAGTGATATCTGGCCCAGATATAACCCCATAACACTATATGATTATGAACCTAGTAACAAAGGACAACATAGTAATGAAGCGGTTCAACGAGAACTGCATGCTGGTAAAGATCGGCATCAAGTTGCCCGGCTCCAAGCAATTGGTGATCCGGGCATCACAGGAGGCGGCGAACACGTTCAAGGCTGATGTTGATTCAATCGACAGCCACATACGGAAGTTCCGTAAGAGTGACTTAGCCGCCGCCCAAGAGGTAGCAACCTCCGCAAGGAGTAAGCTCAAGTTCTTCACAAGCACATGGGATGATCATGGTTGGCGCATCTGTAAGACAGAGTTCTGGCCTGACCTCTCCCGTGAGCTTGAAGAACTGAAGCTCAAGTTCAATGACGCCGTTGATAAGATCGTCAACAAGAACTACGAGGAGATCAAGGCTGATGCACAGCGTAGGGCTGGCGATCTATGGGAGGACATACGGTTCCCTGAGAAGGATGAGTTCGCTGAGCAGTTTGCCTTCGTCATCGAGATCGATGAGATCAAAGACCCGAAGGACGTTAAGATTAGCGGCCCGTCTGGTCTCATCAAGGAGGTGCAACAGCACATGGAGGAGCGTAACGAGACCAAGCTCAAGGAAGCTGAGGCCGAGACACTTGAAAGAGTGCAAGGTGTGCTTGCCGACACAGTATCAAGGCTCAAGCACTACGATGCTGGCAAAGCTAAGTTCAGCACCGCCAAGAAGAACGGCGGCAAGGCTACCAAGGTGAGGATATCCGATACCGTCATCGATAACGTAGTCGAGGTTGCCAAGGTGATTAAGAACATCAACCTGACCGACAACGATGAGTTGGATAAGGCGTCCAATAAATTAGTGGAGGTGTTCTCCAAGTTCCAAGGCAAAGGAACGATGAAGGAACTAAGAGACGACCCCAAGAAGCGTAAGGAAGTTATAGAGGAAGCTGATGGTGTTACCTCTATTCTTCAGAACATTAACCTGTAACCATCTAACCATATCACACAATGACTAAGGTAGAAAAAGCAATAGAGCAAATGTCAGTCGATGGAGACTGGCGCACATTGGATACGATTGAGGTATTCAAGAGAGCAAAGTCGAAGATCAATATAGGTCACGACTACATCTACGAATCACACCCAATCGGTGTGCCGTTCGTAGCCAAGTGGAAAGTAATCGCTGACCGCAGCGTTGAGACCATGTGTACCAACGGGGCAGAGCTACGGTACAACCCTGAGTTCACCGATAAGTTGTCGGTGGATGCAGTTAAGTTCATTGTACTCCATGAGGCGGGACACTTGTTGTTCGCTCATCACTTGCGGAGAGACGACAGGAACCCAGACCTCTGGAATGTCGCCGCCGATCTGGCAATGAACAGCCACTTCATTCCGTACATCAAGTCCCTTGGTGTCTGGAACGAGTTGGTCAATGACATTGGCATACTCCTACCCCGTGAAGGGAAGTTCACAAAGCTCCCAGAGAACAAGTCCACCGAGTGGTACTACCATGAACTGGAGATGGAGTTACATGAGCCGCCTCCACCACCTCCCGGTCAAGGTCAACCCGACCAGCCGGGTAATTGCGGAGGCAATAAGCCGAACGATAGTGACCCAAGCGAAGGCGAAGGCGAGAGCCAAGGTTCTACCGCTATCACTACTGGCCAAGGCCAAGGCCAAGGGCAAGGTTCTGGTAGCGATTCTGTAGCGGGTGATGCCCCACCTAGTGGAGGCAAGGACGATGGTAAGGACGAGGGCAAGGGCGGCGACGATGCCTCTGCCTCTACTGGAAAGCCTCGGCCTTTGAGCGAGCGGCTCAAGGATTACCTTGGTGATGAGGGCAAGGTTGTCGGAGCGGTGCATGACTCCAAGGTTCTCTGCGAAGAGGGCGCTGACGTTGCTGAAAACGAATACCAAGAGACGGTATCCGAGGCTGTAGTTCTTATGAAGTCTCAGGGCCACGGCTTTGGAACCGAGTTGGACTTCCTTGAGGATATGCTGACCCGCAAGGCATTGAACGATGTGACTTGGCTGAAGCGCCTACTGGTTCAGTACGCTCCCGGTGGCCGCAACTACAAGCGAGTAAACAAACGGTACTCAACCGCCAACATCATCTTCCCGAAGAATGAGACCAAGGGTAGGTCACATGGACTGATAATGGTGGATACATCCGGGTCGATGGGTACTGCCGAGTGCGACGAAGCATTCGTGCAGATGAACAGGATCATCCAAGAGTTCCCTCATACTAAGGTAACGATGGTGCAGTGCGATACACAGGTTCACAAGGATTCTATCCGTGAGTTCTCACGCAGCGACCTACCGCTCCGCGTACCCCGCAAGTGGTATGGGAGAGGCGGTACTGACATGGAGCCTGTACTGAAGTACGCAAAGGAGAACCGTTACAAGTTCGACTGGGCTGTGTGTGTGACCGACATGGAGTGGGACTATAAGTCTGCTACGGATAGCGGAATCGTCACCAAGTTTATGGCAGTCAACCCTTGGGACAACACAAAAATCGTCATGCCTCAGCGCAACTACTCCTATGTGGAGATACATGTTGAGCCTAACAAATAATAACTGGGCCAGATATTAACCAATAAATAATACAATGAGTTACTTAACTGCAAACAAGTTACTGTCAACGAACTCGGAGACGTTCAGTAAAGCGGTCATCGAACTTAGCAAAGAGCTTAGCACCCTCTTTGCGGTTCGTGGCGTTGAGCCTGACGATGTAAAGGTGGACTCTTCAGATTGCCAAGCGGAGATCAAGTTCGCTTGGAAACCAGAAGGTCAAGGGGAAGCATATGATGTTGCCTACCCTGACTGTAAAGAGACACCCCTATGGAAACTGGATATGTCTATGACGATATCCTTCAACTCAGGGGATGGGAGATTCCACCTGTCCTTTGGTTGGCCCACATGGACTGACTACAACGGAGGTGAGGATGAGGCCAGCCCGTTTACCTTGGCTCATGGGTATGCAGGGTATGATTACTCCACTGAGCTATCGAAGTTAAACCAGAACACTAGAAATAAATGGGCGCGGAACAACGGGTGTGTGCTCCCTCGATCAGCACTTGCCACAACCGAGGGCTTCATCAAGCGACTAGAGAAGGAGTTGGGCATATACCAAGCGTACCTACCCACCTTGGTTGGGGTAGCAACAGGCGAGGCTAAGCTATGCGAGGCATGCAAGGAAGTTATACGGAAAAAGAAAGTCTGGTTCTCTCCATCCTACGAAATGGAGAAGGCCCATAATAGTTCTTGGTGCTCATCATGGTTCAACAACAAGAACGCTAACGCTCCAGTCTATATAGAGGTGGACAGTATGTGGGCATCAACTGGCGGCAAGGGTCTTATTCAAGACGATGATTGCGAAATTAGGTTCTGCTTCAATGAAGGGTCGATAACTAGGGAAGAGTTCTCGGCGTTAGTCCCCAAGCTTAGCAAGCTTGTTAATAATGCGATTACAAAACCTAAAACAAAATAATGCCAGAGGAATATGTCATTAAGATTACCAAGAGGGACAAGGATTCACTACGTCACCCCAGCCTCCAGACCTTTCTGGTCGAGGCTGAGGCGGCGGGTGCTCCCTACTGGACACACACAATAAGCAACATAATCGAACAAATATATGAACAAAACAACAGGGAAACCGAGGAAGAAGAAAGCCAACAGCAAGGCGCTTTTTTATAAGATCGTCAGCAAGAACTGCCCCTTCCTTCACAAGATTTCCACGCTGGTTAAGAACTGTGAAGACTGTGGTGGGTGGAACGATGAGCAACTGCATGACCTGTTTGGGACAAGCGTTAACGAGGTGCTAAACTTCTATGATAAATACACGCGAGGTTGGGACAATGAAATGTTAATCCCTATGGGGATGTATGACTTCTTTGTCTCGGTAAACTCCCGTCCCATTTGCAATGAGACAACCAAGAAGGGTTTAGGATATTACAATGAGGTCAGTATCTTTGAAGACAAGGATCATATAGCCACCTCTGTTTGCAACGAGACAAACAAGAAGGGCCGCTGGTTTAACACCGAGCCTGTACTGAAATACTTCTGTATCAGTAGAAACTCAAACGGAACCTACACCTACAAGTTCAAGGAGTCGTTAAGTATTGTTCATTCATCTGATGTGCCAGAGCTATCCGCCAAGCACGGAACAGGAAGTCTGCATAACCAACAAGTCTTAGTAAGGAACCCATAATATGAAAGCGCCAAAGAATACTACCCATGTCCGATTGGACACGGAGTTTGAAGGGACAAAGCGAGTGGCGACAACGCTGCTAAAAGACATGGACTGCCTGAGAGGATCGCCGGGAACGGTGACTTACCTCAGACAAGTTCACGGCAAGGACAAGTATAAAACACTAGGGTCATTTGAGTTCGATGGAACATGGCCGTTAACAGAGAAAGAGCAAGGAGACAAATGAGCATACAAAAAAGAACAACCATGCTGATCAGAAACCCAAGGGTTGGCATGATTAAATCAGCAGCTAACTCGATCACGGACTTCGCTGGGTATGTCCTAGTGGAGTTTGCGTTTGGTGTATGGGGTGACGGCACGACCACATGGAGTGCTCCCCTTTACAACCCTAAGAACACAGAGGGTAGCAGCGCATGGAACAAGGTATCCCAATGGTGTTACACCACGGGCAGTTGGTTCTATAGCTACGCCTCTAAGGACTACTTCGCATATGAGTGGAGTTACGACTCTGAAGGGGGAGTAACAATGAGCCGAAAGGAGAATAAATAATTATGGTATTCCACAATAGAGGTGATGAGTTTGAAGTGTCGGATGCGTACCCTGATCATACGTTATTTGGGGCAAAGAAAGACATCGACGAGGCTGTTCATAAATGGGAAATCAAGGAAGCTAACAAGCCTCCAACATGGCGGTGGCTTACAGATGAAGAGATCGCAGCCGATGAAAGGAAGGGCAAGTGAACTACGACCTACCCACCGTCTACTACATGGTAGCGACACATAAGGTTTACGGGGATTCGCAGAAGTACGCTTTGCAGACGCTTGACTACAGCGTGGCGAACATCCTTTGCGATGCCTATCCGTACTTCTCCTTTTACCTTCAAAACGAAAAGGATGACAACAGAGAACGCAGGGAGTTGATCGCCAGTAATTGTATACCCACAAGCGCGAGGAAACCCCTGTGTGAGATAAGGGAAGGAGAGTCAAGGCAACTCAAGCAGTTCAACAAGAGTGTTACCCGCAAGGTGGTCGTTAACCCCGACTACTCAATAGGCGAGAACGGTGTCGATCAATTCTACTTGAAACATTTTGAAGGATACCTGTCGAGGGGCGACTATGTGAAGCTAATCCATGTTAAGAAAATGCTTAACCAAGCATCAGTTATATACCCATGCCTAAACGAATACAGAATCAATCAGTTACTTTCGGGTGAGACTCCCGTTATCCAGTACCAATAGCACATAACAAAAACACAATGAACACAAAAGCAAAAGTAAAACTAGACAAAGACTTGCTCAAAGCAAGCGCAACAATGACCGATCACCAAGCTAGGTTCTTGGTGGACACCTACTACCAAATGCAGAACGCGAGGATTCGCAGTGCTGCACAGGTGCGTGGGCTTGAAGAGGAATCCGAACCGTCCGAAGTGATGTCGTGGGTTGGTGAGATCAACCTGTCCTTGGAGGACAACATCAAGAAAGCCCTAAACAAGTATGCACTTGGCCATCCGATAGGTCAGTGGTCTATGGGGATCACTGGCATTGGGCCTGTCTTGTCCGCTGGGCTGCTTGCTTATGTGGACATTACTCAAGCCCCAACCGTGGGACACATATGGCGGTTCGCTGGCCAAGACCCCACATCCGTATGGAACAAAGGAGAGAAGCGGCCTTGGAACGCTAACCTCAAGACACTCTGCTGGAAAATGGGAGAGTGTTTTGTGAAGACCAAGAACCTTGACTCGGATATCTATGGAAAAATATTTGAGGAACGTAAGGCTTACGAGAACGAGAAGAACGAACGGCTTGAGTATAAAGCTCAAGCTGACGCCGGGGCCAAGCGGGTTGGCAAGAAGACTGAAGCGCACAAGTCGTATAGCATTGGGAAGTTACCCGCTGGTCACATTCATGCAAGGGCTAAGAGGTATGCGGTGAAGCTGTTCCTGTCACATTGGCATGATGTGGCTTACCGCCACCACTACAAGCAAGCGCCACCGTTGCCTTACCCCATTGCACACATGGGGCATGCACATTTTAGGCCAGCGCCTTTAGCTGAGAAAGCAGCGTAGTAAACCTAATGTAAACAAAACACTACACAAAATAAAATAAAAACCATGAGTAAGAAGAACAAGAGACAAGAAAAAAACGGCGACCATTGGTTAGAGGATACTATCAACCTGATAAAAGAGGTTGAAAACGCAATCCTTAAACTAGGTGGAATAAACGAGAGCATAAAAGAGATGCGGGACATATCGCTATCCGAAATACGAACATTGGATGCTATGGAATTCCAATTAACATCAGCGGTAGAAAGGAGCAAGGAGAAATATGTAACCACCGACCACCTGTATGACGAGGAAGCAACAAAACACACCGTATACTCGGAAGAAGTACAAGCCATAGCCAAAGGTAAAAAATAAAATAAACCTAAAATTATGCGAGTCATATACTGAGAGAGAACCAGATATATGGAACGAGTCAATAGGGGAGAGAGAACCAATTGAGTTGAACGAGTCACTACTGGAGAGAGAACCACTAGTAATGAACGAGTCATCTTGCCTGAGAGAACCAAAGATTGAGAACGAGTCACTGTCCATGAGAGAACCGGGAAAATAGAACGAGTCATACATCTGGGAGAGAACCAATTATGAAGAACGAGTCACCACAATAGAGAGAACCATCCCCCGCGAACGAGTCAATAGGAGAGAGAGAGCCACTGAGGCCGAACGAGTCAAGCTCGCTGAGAGAACCAATACAACAGAACGAGTCATCACAATAGCGAGAACCATGCGACGAGAACGAGTCAATGATTAAGACAGGCACATTAGTTTTGAGCGAGTCATAAAATATGAGAGAACCACGCTGTGGAACGAGTCATTCGGTCAGAGAGAACCACCCAAACCGAACGAGTCATTAGATATGAGGGAGCCATGAAAATTGAACGAGGTTATGCAACAGGAGTGTACCACTATGAACGAACGAGTCACCATCTCAGAGAGAACCTTGGTGCTAGAACGAGCCATGAAAGAAGAGAGAACCATCCGAGAAAGAGCGAGCCAAACCGTTTGAGAGAACCAATCAAAAAGAGCTAACAACAAATGAACACCAATAAAAAGGACAGACCTAAAAGGCTGCAAGCCATGATGAACAGTACGGCGGCTGACCTAAAAATAACGGGAGTGCAGAGATCGATGATCAAGCGACAAGTGGATTGCCTTAATGCCAAGGGGGTTCAGGCAATGTACGAGATCGCAACCAACCGGGACTACTACATTAAACCAAACAGTTGACATGAAGACATTTAATAAATACTATAGATTTTCTGCTGGTGCTATTGTGTGTATCAGGCAGATGGTTACTGGGGTGGGACTCTTTTGTCCCACCCTTTTCTTTTTAGCGGCATGCGCCCAAGACAAGGGGGGCGGCTTCGACACCGTTGCAAGTTGGTACGGTAAGCCTGACGGCAAGGGTGGTTACGAGGATTGTACCACGCTAACAGCATATGGTAAGCGGTATGACTCATCGAAGCTTGTGTGTGCAAGCTGGGAGTTCCCCCCTGGAACCAAGCTTCGCGTAAGTCTAGGCCGTACCCGTTCTATTGTGGTAACAGTAGTGGATAAGGGGCCGGGGCTAGACCTTAGAAAAAAAGGGAAGCCTAACTCCTTGAAGACAAGGAGGATTGATTTAAGTCTTGGCGCATTCAAGCGCCTAGCTCAGCCAGCGGCGGGAGTTATCTCAGTTCATGTGGAGCGACTGTAAATTACCGCTTCTTCTTTTTGGGGGCGACAGCAACAGCAAGCTCTTGGCCGCTGAACTTAATGACATCCTGTCGAACAAGCATCTGGATGTAGCCCGACCTAGTGAGGCCGAGTTCCTCGGCCCTTGTGTCAATCTGGGAGAGAAGCTTCTCTTGGCAAGAGAAGCCGACAGTAGCTCTCATATTGTAGTTCCTTTCTCAGTCGTCATTGCTTTCATAAAGGGGGCGCTCAACAGCCCCGCTAAAAGAAACGTACAGACACTGTATCACAACGCAACAATTTATTTTTCAATGTATGAAAATAATCCTTTACAACCATACACCTATCTCTACAGTTCTTCCGTTGAGACAATCGACATATAGTATGAAATATAAATGCAGTTATGCCAAACAAACGAGACCCGGAGAAGAGGCAGCTTCGCGCTTGGATGTATGAATCAGATATAGAATTATTAAGGAGTAAGGCTATGTCGTTAGGCATCCCGGTGAGTGAGTTAATATTGAAGCTTACTGAGGAGTTGAAGTTAACAAACAAGAGAAACAGTAACGGTTAATGACCAGAAAGAAATACAAAAAAACAGTACAATGAAAAAGGATAGTATCGAAGCAGTAGATGATTCGGCCATCGTGGGGTTGGCTGAACAACAAGGAGAAGCAAAATATTCCCTGTGCGAAAACGCAGCAGCAGCGGCAAGGGGAGCAAGAAGACAACTCACCCTAAGAACGGCTGTGATAATCGGCTTGGCATTATCGCTGGCACAGTGGGGAGCGAGTGCCTCCTATGGAAAATACCATAGCGGGTACTGGTTCTGGGAAACTAAAGCGAAGGTTTCTTTCTTGGAAAGTGAGAACCTAAAACTCAAGGCCGAGGTTAATCGGGCTGGCTTGCGAGAGAATTCGCATTTGGCGACGATAGATGACCAGCATGAACTACTCAAGGTTCAAAAAAATAAACTCAATTGGAGAAACGAAACCGAGAGAGTGTTCATGGGATTCATAACTGGCCACACAAACTATTTGGAATCCGCGCTGACCATAAACCCAGACAGGCCAAACGGGTTTCCTTTTAGAGAGTGGAATCCTAGCCTGACAGAAAAACTCCTAGAGTACGCCATAAATGCGTTTCACTTGGATGTGTTGCAATGGGTAACTGAACAGCCCGAATGGTATTCCATTGTCAACGAAGGTCTGGTGGATAAAATAAATTTGACGCTAAAGGATTACACATCAACACACACCCCTAATTGGAAGGAGGTTCGATGAGTTCTTCTTATCCCGGTGATGCCCCACCCAATGCAGTCAATACACAACTAGACATAGAGCTAGACGTTGATGAAGCCTTGGCACTGGAAAGGATGGCTGATGAGGGCGGGGTTACAGTTAACCAGTACATGCTTGGGTTGATAACAAAGGATTTAAATCCAAACCACAAACCACATAAATAACATGGCATTGTTCAAGGAAGCAAAACGCGCTGAGCGTAAACTAAGAATGGCCGTAGCCGGGGTATCTGGCAGCGGGAAGACATACACCAGTCTGGGGCTGGCATCGTTACTGGGTAATAGTACAGCAGTAATAGACACCGAGCGATCAAGCTCTGAAATCTATTCTACTAAGTGGCCGTTCTTGGTGTGCAATCTGGACTCGTTTCATCCACAGAAATACATCGATGCCTTGGCTGAAGCAGCCGAGGCTGGGATCGAAACCGTGGTGATAGATTCATTGAGTCACGCATGGCAAGGCAAGGACGGCGCGTTGGATCAAGTGTCGAAAGCTGGGAAGTCTTTCAACGCATGGGCCAAGGTGACACCACTACAGGACAAGCTCATGGACGCTATACTGAAGTACCCCGGCCACGTTATATGTACAATGCGCCGCAAGGTTTCCTATGAACAGACACGGGATGAGCGCGGTAAGACAACCGTGACCAAGACGGGTATGGCATCCATCCAACGGGATGGAGTTGACTACGAGTTCGATATCTTCGCCACAATGGACGGCCAGAACAACATGACTATAGAGAAGTCACGATGCCCTGAGTTGTCAGGCGAACTGTTTGCCCAGCCGATGGAGGAACTGGCCAAGATTATTAAGCGTTGGCTAGGCGGCGGTGAAGCTGCTGCACCCAAGCTGGAGAAGCCTAAAGAAAAGGTAAAGCCAGCGCCCAAGCCAAAGGTTGCCACAAAAATACCTGACAAGGTGGTCGGTGTGCTGAGTAAATTGTTCGCTGGAAAAGAGGCAATGGTCATCAAGTTCCTGACAGTTAAAGGCCAGATACAAGAAGGCGAGGGCTGGTTGGACATGTCCCCTGAGTACGCAGGGAAAATCATAGGATCACCTACTGTTTTTTTGGCATCTGTGGTGGCACAATGCAACACGAAATAACACAATGCCAGAAGCAGAAGTACAAGCAGTTATTGAAGAAGTCTTCGACGAGAGAGGGGGGAAGCCGTCAGCTTCTGGCCTATCAAGACTCGCCCTGTGTCCGGGTTCTTTCCAAATGGAAAGCCAAGCCCCGCCGCAACCCAGTAGCCCTATGGCAGAACGTGGAACCAGAATCCACGCCCACATGGAGGGTGATGATGTGGTGTTGTCCCCCGAAGAACAGGTCGTAGCTGATGAACTGAAAGAGTTCGACTCCATACTGCTACATGACTGCGACCCCATCATACGAGAGGAGCGAATGTGGTACGTCTGGAGTGATGGCGACAAGCTGTTCTCTGGTAAGCTGGACGTTGGCGGTATCGATAAACTTAACGGCGAATCGGTGGTCATCAACTATAAAACAGGGATGGGTCAAGAAGACGCCAATGGTAACTGGCAAGCGATGGCTGAGTCTGTGCTTTTCCACGACCACCACAACCCCGGCTACCCTGTGCGCTACTGCTTCGCCCAACCTGAGTCACCTTATGGTAAGTTGGTGTGTCATGTGTTTAGCTTAGAGGAACTGGCTAGTGCTCGTCGGAAACTGCTGAGAATTGTCAGCCTTGGCAGCAGCAAACACGCCCAGCTTTACCCTAGCGAGAAGGCATGCAAGTGGTGCGATGCTGTGTCGTTTTGTAAAGCTGCAAGCTGGCGCGTTGATAACGCGCTAGGCGATGACGCTGGCCCACTTGAGGACATGTCAGCGTCGGACAGGGCTGGCGTTATGTCCAAGTTAAAGGAAGCTAGGGATAAAACTGTAGCCGCATACGACTCTAGGGCTGCGGAGGCGAGGGAGCTTTTAAAGAAGGATAACGCTGCAATCACAGGCTGGAAGGTTAAGAGTGGTCGAGCCATTAGCCGAGTGTCCAGTACGTCCAAGGCATTTGCTGTGGCCCGTAAGGCTGGGGTGAGTACGGAAGAGTTCCTTAAATCTTGTTCCGTTACGACCGGGAGATATAAGAAGCTGGTGGGGGACAGGGGAACCATTGGGGAGATGCTGAGTCAGGCTGAATACGATGCAGTTGTTGCAACGACTCAAGCCAAGCCAAGCCTGATGCGAGTACAATGACAGACCCTTATCCCACTATAAGGTTGGACGAGCATAGAGTGGACTTAGCTCTAGGAAAGGCGAACGAATTGGTCGAGCACTTCATGCCAAAGATTGTGAAGAGGGGTAAGACTGGGAGCCAGATACCTGACCATACATTAGAGGATCGCATCAACCGATTGTACCACGACCAAGTGACGGGCCAAATATCCCAGCTTGCAATCACCACCTACATGACAGGGACAGATCAACTGTACCGAATACAACGCTGGAACTGCATGCAGACTCCTGACAAGGGGGATGAGGGATACGATCTACCGGGCCTTCGCATGGACGTAAAGGGTACAAGGATTAAGAGCCACAAAGACCCACGGGAATACTCGTTGGTCATTAGGCCGAGGGAGCGGAAGCCCGATTGGACATACTGCCTAGTCCTTGTTGAGTTAAAGAAGAACTGCGCTCTATGCCACATAATGGGATGGGCCACCGATGACGAACTGGATGGCAAGGTTGCAACCAGTGGTGTTTTTAATGGAGCACATGTACTGGGTTACAGCTTGTTGCATCCACTGCCTAAACTAATCTGGGATTTATGAGCATTAACTCAAGGCAAAAGGGTGCGCGATCAGAAAGGGAGTTCGCTTCAATGTTGAAGGACGAAGGGTGGGATACATGCACCATGCGGGGATGCCAGAATGCTGGCCGTGATGCTGGCGGAACTGTAGCGCCCGACATTATTTGCGAAGACCTTAGTGCTTTTCATTTCGAGGTAAAGAACAGGCAGAAGGGTGCTACAAGAGAGGGCTATGAACAGGCGGCAAGGGACTCCCAGCCCGGACAGATGCCCGTCTACGGATTTAAGAAGAACAACGCAGAGTGGTTAATCTGCCTGTCCTTCTCGGACTTTATGAGATTAACCAGAGAACTAGATGAAAGCATAAGAAAAAATGAGCATAGAAACCCTACCAAATAACGAAGAAATGGAGAAAGCCCTGCTGGGCTGCATGATTTTATCTCCTGACGAGGTGATACCTAATGTAATATCTGAACATAAAAATGTAGCGGAATACTTCTTCTCCACTAGAACCAAAACTGTCTTCAATTCGATCATCGAGTTGGTGAACACAAGCATGGCGGTGGATGAGAATACATTAACAGATCACCTTAAAAAGAAAGGCAAACTGGATGAGATAGGTGGCATAGTCTTTGCGTTGTCCTTAACCGATCAAGCAGCCTCGGCTATTAACTACCCAACCTATGCAGACGCACTAAGAGATTACCATGTCAGGCGAAGTTTAATACTTGCAGGGAAAGACGCCGTGTATGAAGCGCAGAACAACCAAAGCGGAGAGGACGCGCTAGACATTACGCAGCGTAAGGTTATGTCTATCGCCCAAGACCAAGCACAGAAAGGTGAACGGTCTACGTCTGTCATGGTGACGGACTACCTCCAGAAGCTACAGTACAGTATCGATGACCCAGCTAATAACTATGGGCTTATGACTGGGTGGCATGACATCGACCGTACAATTAAAGGACTCCAGCCAGCTAACATTATAGTGGTAGCTGCGAGACCAAGCGTGGGTAAGACGAGCTTCGCCATGAACGTGGCGCGTCACGTTGCCGTTGACCAACGGAAGCCTGTTGGCGTGTTCAGTTTGGAAATGTCAGCCGATGCCCTGATCCAGCGAATGATCCACACACAGGCCAGATGCCCCAAGGAAAGTTGGGCTGGGCGAATTGACGACCTTAGCAGGGCCGCGAGCACAGTAGCAGCCGCGCCCCTACACATTGACGACAGAAGCGGGTTGACGGTGCAGCAGATCGCGGCCTCGGCAAGGCGAATGAAATCCCAGCATGATATTGAGCTACTCGTAGTGGACTACCTCCAACTCATACGAAGCACTAAGAGCAAGGGGACTCGCAACGATGAGGTCACAGAAATTTCTAGTGGCTGCAAGGCGTTGGCTAAAGACTTGGACATACCCATCCTTTTGCTGAGCCAGATCAACCGATCAGCAGAGATTGCCGAGAGAAAACCGAGGTGTTCGGATCTTCGTGATAGCGGCTCGATTGAGCAAGACGCAGACCTTGTGACCTTCTTGTACAAAGACCCTGACTACAAAACAGATGACAATTCCGTGGGGGTTCCAGTCTGGGTATCTATTGACAAGAACAGGGATGGTACTAGCGGGGTAAGGTTCCCGTTTATTTTCTTCAAGGAGTTCACCCGTTTTGAGTCTGGGACATTGGCAGTCCCAGTAGCTGAGGCGGTTTAATAAATGTTTATTACAAATACTGAGGCAGTGAGGGAGCTAAACATATCCCTAGAAGAGTTAAGACGTATCAAGAAACTTGTAGGGATAGCAGGGTTAAAGCGTTTTCGTTTACAATGGTTAAGGAATTTTTTGAATGAGCATAGAAGTTACAAATGAAGAAGGCACGGTGACGGTTCCCCTGTTCACCAACACAAGCAAGGCTGCGTCGATACTCGGAGTGAGCAAGGCGTATGTCAGTGCGCTCAAGAAGGCTGCGAATATTGGAGGGGCCAGAGTGTTCAGGTTCCAGCGACTTGTGGAATTTCTGGATAACAATCCTGACTTTCGGGTAAGCAATGTCTACCCCCGTAAGCCGGGGTCAGGCTCTTGTGAACAGAACGAAGCTGCTCTGGATTGACATTGATGTAGATGCGGTGAATGAGTGCCGATGAGTGGTTCACATATGCCTGTGCCAATTGTTGCGGGACACCAGCTATCGCCATCCTCGTAACGCAAGTTACCCTTGTGTCATGGAATACATGAGGCATTCGCAGCTTTTTAAAAACCCTGCTAAACATTGGGGACATGGTGTTGTTTGATATATCCAGAGCGTTACCGTGTAGTCTTACGTCAGTAAGGAAAGGCTTAGCCAGAGGTGAGATCGGGACGGAGTGCCTGACTCCCCCCTTCTCAAGGAAATGAATCTGCTGATCCTCCACTTGCCAAGGCGCAAGCTTGGTCGCTGATATCCTCGCCCCGTGATAGAGGCCAAGGGCGAACGAGACAGTCATCCAAGGCGGTCGGTCTCCTAGCTCCCGCCACACAGCGTTAAGCTCCTTGTCCGTGAACTGACTCATAATCCTTTTGGGAAACTTCTCAATGCCGGGAACAGTAAACCCTACTGTCGGATTCCTAGTGGAGTATTCAAGACGGAACGCCTCTGCCATAAGAACCTTCATCAATGATATCGGCCCCTTCTGTATGGACATCCTTCGCCAGCGGCTCCACTCTTCCAGTACCGCATCCACCAACCTGTCCCATTCCCTTGGGCCAATCTGATCCGGGGTGTAGTAACCCAAATCACCCAGCAACACCTCCATGTCCACCCATAGCTTTGAGTATTTACCAAGGGTCAACTGGTTAGTGTATCGACGATGGAGAAACTGCGGAACCCACTTAGCCCAAAGGGCGTTACCGTCCGTGGCTGTCACCGCTTCAGTTGCGGTGGCTTTCAAGCAAAGCGCCTTGGCTTTGCGTCTCTGCTCTGGCCACCTGTCTTGGAAGTTGCTGTCACCTTTGCCCCGCTTTGATGCCTTTAACCACATAGCTTTATCGTGGTAGAATTTGGTCGGAGAATGCTTACGTTTCCCTCCCCTATCACGGTGTGCTATATACCAGAACGGAGAACCTTTATGCGTAACCAGTGAGGCCATGCGTTTTAAACTACTTTAAACAACTCGCGTAAAACAACATAAAAAATATAGGGTTTTTGGCTTGTATATATTTGATTTTAAACGTATATAAAGGACTGCGTTTACAGCAGTACTCGTAGGTCGGCATAAATATGAATCTAAATGACTTATAGCTAACAACTTATGGCTCAATATATTTTAAACCTAGTTAAACAACTCGACAGACTGCCCCCGTATTTGTGCAGGGTTCTGGCACGGAAGGACAGGAAAGCCCTTACGAACGCAGAGGTATCGCGCATTAGTGGGCTGACTGTCAAGCGGGTCGGGGAGATTTCGAGGCTCAAGAGTTGGGGGTCAGTCCCCCTCTCCCACATAAGCGCCTTCACAAGAGCATGCGGGGTAGACCTGTTGAACCAATCCAACGTAAGGAAGTACCTCATGCGTGGGCCAAAGATGGCTCATGTTGAGAGGGCTAAGAACAAGCCATACCTAGTCAAGCTAATGAACTCATAACTGGCCCAGATTTTATGAAAAGAAAAAGAAAAACAAAAAACCTCCCTCAACTAATAAGCGAGTACCTGTCCTTCAAGATGGTTACTAAGTCAACAAACACAATAGAGTGCCTAGAGATGACACTCCTACGCTTTGCGGAGTTCTGCCTTGATAGGAGTCTGCATCCATTGAAAAGCGAAACCACCTACAAGTGGGTCGCGCATCTTAGGAGTGGAAAGAAGATTAAGGGAGGCACAATAAACAATTATGTATCAAGGCTAAGGTCGTTCTTCTCCTACTTGGTAGACTCCGGGTACATTGACAAGAACCCAGCCAAGCTGGTTGACGCACTGCCTCCTGAGCACAAGGAGATAGTGGGGTTCAACCACAACGAGGCGAAGGTATTGCTAGAGTCTGCGGGGAAACACAAGCACAGCAACTACTGGGTTCCGATGATCTTGTTTGGGTGGCATTATGGCATGCGGATATCCGACTGCTCTCATG